GCGGGAGTGGGAGCTGCGGGTGGCGGCGCTCACAGGTGGGCTGGTGCCAACAGTGCAACTCCTCCTGGATCCGGTGCACAGGATGATGAGCACGATCCGTCACAACCGGGCCCGGGGCACCCATGCGGTGGTGCGGATGGCGGAGATCGTTCGAGGGATGGTTGATGATGGAGTGCCTGCACGCGAGATCCAGAAGCGGTTGGGGATGGAACGCGAAGAGGTGACGCGGTTGATCAATCGCGCAGGGATGCCTGCGCAGGTGAGCAAAGGCCGAGCCGGTGCATTGAACCGAGCATGGGTGCCTGGCAAGGGCTAGGCTGCGATTCCACGACGCAAGCAGATGATCAGCGTCCAGTCGGTTCGTTATGGCGCGAGCTGGAGTTGCGGTGCTGTGATTGCATCACCACTGAGAGTCGAGCTGGGCGAGCAGGGGGAAGAGACGACAGTGGATGAAATGCTGAAGGGTACTGGTTGGACGAGAATGCAGCCCGAACAACTTGCGCATCTGGTTGCCGGCCTGGTTCCTGCACCTTTCCATGTGCAGATCAAGGGCCTGAGAGACGCACCATATCCAAGTAGTGTTAATCTGCGAAGCACCTTGCATATGTTTGGATACAAAGTGGAGTCGTGCTGAAGCTTGCGGATTATGCAGCATCGATTGGTGTGGTGCCGCAGGCAGTAAGGAAGGCTATTGCGGATGGACGGATAAAGAATGGCGCACGACGCGAAGGCCGAAGCTGGCTAATCGATCCAGAGGTTGCGAGCGAAGAATGGGGAAAAAACACCGCGCCGCAATATCGGCAGTCGCAAGCGACGAAGGCTGGCAGGCAACGACAGTTGGCGGCTGCTGCGGCTGCAAAGACTGGCGATGGCTGGGAGGAACGAGAGCGCGAGCGAAAGTCTGGCGTGGCCTCTATGCCGACGATGGCCCAGGGCCAAGCCATCAAGGTGGCATACCAGGCAAAGCTGCTGCAACTGGAGTTTGAGGAACGCAGCGGCAAGCTGGTGAATGCGGAGGAGATGAGTCGGGTGCGGTTCGAGTCCGGCAGGCGCGTGCGTGATTCGGTGCTGCGGATCGGCCCGCAGATGATTGGCGAGATTGCGAAGGCGGCCGGCGGGCTGACGCCAGATCAACGGGCGGATGTGTTGCTCGTGGTCGAGCGGCACCTGGTCGGAGCACTGGAGGCATTGGCGGATGGCGCTGGCAACAACTGAGGCGGTTGAGCGGTCGTTCTGGGAGGGCCTGCGGCCGGACCCGCTGCTGACGGTGAGCGAGTGGGCGGACCAGCGGCGATGGCTGAGCCCGAAGGCGAGCAGCGAGCACGGCCCGTGGAAGACCACGCGGACCCCGTACCTTCGGCGGCCGATGGATGACCTTTCGGTCACCAGCAAGGTGCAGGAGGTGACGCTGGTGTTCGGCAGTCAGATGGGGAAGAGCGAGGGCCTGAACAACTGGATCGGCTACATCATGGACATCGCGCCTGGGCCGACGCTCTACGTTCAGCCGACAATCGACCGCGCGAAGGAATACTCGAAGACCAGGATCCAACCGATGATCGAAGCGACGCCAGCGCTTCGAGAGAAGGTCAAGGAATCGAAGTCGCGCGACAGCGGCAACACGATCCTGCAGAAAGACTTCCCGAACGGTCAGCTGAGCATGCGAGGGGCGAACGCGGCGAGCGGCCTGGCGTCGATGCCGATCCGGTTCGCGGCAAACGATGAGATCGACCGCTGGCCGTTGAACGTCGACGAGGAGGGCAGCCCGCTGGCGGTGGTGAACGCGCGGCGTCGGACGTTCGGCATCCGTGGCAAGCAGGCGAACACCTCGACGCCGAAGCTGGCGGGCACGAGCGCGATTTGGGGGAAGTGGGAGGAGAGCAGTCAGAACACGCTGAAGCTGCCGTGCCCCCACTGCGGGCACCGGCAGCCGCTGGAGTGGGAGCAGATGCGGTGGGACGAGAAGGACCCGGGCCTGCCGGAACGGCTGACGGTGCCGCCGGTGTCGATCTGCGTGGAATGCGGCGAGGGGATCAGCGAGGACACCAAGGCCTGGTGGTACGACCCGGATGTGTGGGATGACGGTTGGTGGGAGGCGAAGTTCCCGGAACGAACCCTCCACCAGGGCTACCACTGCAACGCGCTCTACTCACCCCTGGGCTGGTTCAGCTGGAGCCAGGCGGTCCTGGAGTTCATCAAGACCAAGGATGATCCGTCGAAGGAGCAGCCGTTCGTCAACACGGTGCTGGCCCTTCCGTACAACAGCGACGGCGAGGCCCCGGACTGGGAGGCGCTCTACAACCGGCGGGAGCTCTACGAGCTGGGCAGCGTGCCCGACGGGGTGGCGTTCATCACCTGCGGGGTGGACGTGCAGATGGACCGCCTGGAGTTGGAGGTGGTGGGCTGGGGCCCTGGCATGGAGAACTGGAGCCTCGACTACCAGGTGCTGGTGGGCGACACCGCGCAGCCGGCAGTGTGGCGCGAGCTGTCGAAATTTGTGCGGTCGGAGTTTGGCCGCGGCGATGGCCAACGGCTGCCGATCCGCATGACGGGGGTGGACTCGGGCTTCAGGAGCCAGGAGGTCTACCGCTGGGTGCGAAGCCAGGCCGGGAACCGCGTGATTGCGACAAAGGGCATGGAGAGCCAGACCGCGATCATCGGCACGCCGAGCCGAGTGGAGGTCTTGCGAAACGGCAAGGCGTTGCGCGGCGGCGTGAAGGTGTGGCCGCTGGGCAGCAGCACCGGGAAATCTGAGCTCTACGGCTGGTTGCGACGTGGCCTGCCGGAGGAGGGCGAGTCACTGCCCCACGGCTGGTGCCACTTCCCGCAGCACGGTGAGGAGTGGTTCCGCCAGCTGTGCGCGGAGCGGCTGACGAACACGATCGACCGGCGAGGCTACAACCGGTTCGAGTGGATCAAGACCCGGCCCCGCAACGAGGCGCTTGACTGTCGGGTGATCGCCAGGGCCTGTGCAGCACTGGTGGGTGCCGATCGGTGGAGTGATGAGCCGATGGAGAGCGGATCCTCGTTTTGGGACTGAGTAGCATGACGCGACGGCGAGGGCCTCGATGAGCACGTTCACGCAGGCGGACCTGCAGGCGATCAATCAGGCGATCGCCTCTGGCTACTTGAAGGTGAGATACGAAGACAAGGAGGTCACCTATCAGTCGGTTGAACAGATGATGAAGGCCCGGGCGATGATTCAAAGCAGCCTGGCGGCCACAACATCGCCGGCGGTGCGAATCGACTATCCGACGTTTGTGCGCGACTACGAATGAACCCGATCGAGCAGCTGCTGGGCGTACTGGCGCCGCGCATCGCGCTGAAGCGCGAGACCGCACGCCTCCAGCTAGAGGAGATGCGAAAGTATTCGGAGCCTGGCCGAAGGCGACGGACTGATGGCTGGCTGACGCAACGAGGGTCGGCTGATGCAGTGAACGCGCTGGGCTTTGGAGAAACCAGAGACCGCGCGCGTGAACAGGTCCGCACCAACCCGTGGGCGCGGAAGGCTATTCGGGTGTGGGCTGACAACTTGATTGGCGAGGGGTGGAGCTTCAAGGCGAAGGATGGCCGCCGCAATGGCCGCCGCGGCATGGACATGACTCAGCTCATGCAGGCTTGGATGGCCGATCCGCGGCAGTGCGACTACTACGGCAAGGTCAACTTCGATGGTCTGATGGCCCAAGTGGTTGAGGCGTGGAAGGGCAGTGGAGAGGTGCTGATTCGTGCGCGCACGCCGAGCAGCGCAACGATGAAACGCCTTGGCCTGCGAGTGCCGTTGCAGCTCCAGGTGATGGAGGCGGATTGGATTGATGAGGCAAACGATACCCCTGGAGGCGAAAGCAGCAGCTACACCAAGCGAGGAATTGTTTACGACGCAGAAGACAAGCCGGTCGATTATTGGCTTTACAACTACCACCCAGGCGAGAGCGCTCTTCGGGTGACGAGCACGGTGAGCAACCGTGTGCCAGCAGATCAGATCATCCACCTGTTCACGGCTGAACGGCCAGGGATGACGCGGGGCGTGTCCTGCCTGGCGCCGGTGCTACTGCGGCTGCGCGACTTGCAAGATTTGCTGGACGCCCGGCTGATGAAAGAGAAAGTTGCAGCATGTCTCGCTGTAGCAGTGGTCGACCCTGACGGGCAGAGCAACCAAAAGAGCACGATTGGGACGAAGATTCAGCCCGGCGGTGTGGTGACACTGGGCCCCGGGCAAGACATCAGGGCGATCAATCCGCCGACGACAAACGAACTGCCGCAGACGATAAAGACCTACCTGCTGGAGATCGCTGCCGGGATCGGCATCACCTACGAGGAACTCACCGGCGACTACACGGGAGGAAGCTTCACGCAGGGCCGAATGGGGTGGATCGGATTCCAGCGCCGGCTGAAGTCGGAGACGTGGCAGACACTGGAGCCTT